TGCCGGTGCAAACCAAGGGAAAGCAACGTTATCGTTGTTTGCTAGTGTTCTCATCATCATGTGTGATGGTGGAACAACAATGTTGTTTCCTGAATTGTCAGTTGTAAATCCTGATGGATAAAACACTCCTAAGTAATCACTTGAAGCAACTAAACCGTCTTCACCGTCTACTGTTGCACCTGCTGAATTGTTTGCCCAATTTTGAATTGAAGTTGCTGTGCCTTCTAATCTAAATGGTGCATCACCTACAACGAATGCTGTGTTGTTTTTATCAGTATTCAAGTTGACCATGTTTGTCATTACTTCTGGATAACCTGGACAAGCAATCGCATTAAATCCTCTTTGATCTTCTCTAATTGCTTGGTTAGTATCTATCTCAGATTTTAATTGTTGTACAACAACTTGTCTTTGTGCTTTTCTTCCAAAACATCCAGAACCATCAGGCTTGTTAGCCGATTTAGTAACCCATCTGTCTGGATAGTAACCTGCAACTGATTCGTTGCTGTATCTAATGTTACCTAATCCTGATGAGCCTGAACTTGGATATTTTGTAGTTGTTATGTAATCGTTTTTGTATTCTTTAACGTTGTAACCAGAACGTCTAGTGTTCCATAACAATATACCTTGTGGGTATAAAGTTGGATCTGGTGCATCTGGATCTAGGAAGTTATCACTTAACAAGTCTTTGATCGAACTTGGATCACCTGCTTGTGAACTGTTGTTTCCGTTTCTTTCTGCCGCAGTATGCCATCTAGCGTCTGCAAACACAATACCATCTTCTGTTGTTTGGTCTGCTTTGTCAACTAATTCCCAAGCCGCACCAGTTGTTGTAACTGCTACTTGATTTGCTGTGTTAGTTGAACTTAAAGTTGCTGATGTATTGTATTTGTAAAGTTTTGGATAGTTTTCTAAATCACTAGTATCAATCCATAAGTCTTTGTTTACAAGTGGAGTACCATCTGATTGTGTAGTTGGTGCTGTTGCAGAAAACTGTGGTCCATTTGGATCTGATGTTGAGTTAACACTTACATAACCTTGCCAAGTTGTTCCGTTGTGTTCTAAGATATCTGCTTCGTCTATTGAAGTGTCATACCATAATGAACCATCTGCTGGTTCGTTAGTTGGAGAACTTGTTGAAGCAGTGTAACTTAATCTTTTCCAGTTACTTGCTATAACTTCGTTACCCACAGTTGAGTCTTCTGAATCACCTGCTGGAGCAACGTATAGGTTGTCAATTTTAGTAGTTGAAAGTGTATCATATCCACCGTGATCATGTGCTTGTGATGTTCCTAAACCTGCATCATCAAGTGGTGTACCTGATGTTTGGTTCATTCTAAATTCACCACCTAATTTGTGTTTAATTTGGATAGCACCTTTGTACTCACCTGAAGTAATAACTGATGCTTCTAGGTTAGTAAATCCTGCCGCCGCAAACGCTGTGACAAAATCTTCTTGATCACCTAATGTTGAACCGTCTCCTGAAACCATAGTTACTGTTTTAGCAGTATCTAATGCTTCTTGATTCTTTAATGATTCTCTTACAGTAAAAGTTTCGTTTGCTGTGAAACTTGGATAAGTTGTTTTTGATCTAATTATTGTTTCTCCACCTTCATATCTGAAGAGTTGGAAGTCACCAACGTTTACAGTTGTGTCTTGCTGACCTTCTGCTGTACCTTGTTCTGTAATATTGTATTGTGTATACAAGTCACCAGCACCTAAACCAGTTCCACCAGCCGATGGATCCAAGTTGTAAATTGCTTGATGGTTTGTTGCATAAAGTGGTGAACTCACTGTACTAAATGATCCACTTGATGAACTGTAAAGTTTAGCAACTATGTCTGCACCTGAATTAGCACTCGAAGCCTTAAACCAAACTGAACCGTTAGGTCTGTTTTCGTCTGCTGTTTTCCAAGTTGGTCTGCTAGTGTGTTTTGCTTGTAAAAATTTAATACCGTTTTTAGTTCCTGCTGAAATTCCTAAGTCAGCCAATAATGTTCCATTACCTTCTTCAAATCTAATTGTGTTGAAGCCTGCTGATGAATCACCAAAACCTAAACCATTGTGGAATATTTCAAGGTTACTTGTTGTTGAGTTAATACTTGAAGTAACACCTGGAATATTAGCAGTGTTAAGTGCTGAGTTAACATCTGATAATGCAGTACCACCTGTTTGTACTTGAACACCATTTATCTGTATGTTGTGTCCACTTGTTACTGTTGTACCTGAAGCAACTGATACTACTGGTAAAGTTAAATGCCATGCACTTGAACCTACCTGCACCCAAGCATTTCCTGAAGATTTTTTGTATATCTTGTTGCTTACGTGTGTTGTATTAATTGCATAATCACCTTGTGAACCTATTGATGTTTTAGGTGCACCTGTTGAACTGTTTCCTACCAGGTCAGAAACTGATGTAATCAACGTTGGTGTTTGTGCTGTAAATTTTTGATTTGTTTGTGACCACTCAAATATTCCATATGAACTTGATGCAAGGTCAAACCAATATGTTCCATCTGTTGGGTCGTCTGTTGGAGCCGTTGCACTACCAATTAAATCTGCAGTGTCAACATTTACTCTTAGTACATATGCTCTGTTAGCAATTCCTAAAAATGAGTATGCCGCTTGTAATCCCCATTCATTTAATTCATAACCATGAATTGGATTGTTCGAAGCATCTGTATAAAATTTTGGATCTCCAAATGTTTCTGTTAATTCTCTTTGTGATGAAAGCAAATATACAGTGTCAGCATTTGCAGATTGTGTTCCTGCCGCTGTGCCTGTACCTGCTCCGTCTTTTTTGTCTTGACTTGATGCTACTATAAACAGAGGTGTCGTACCCGCATCCGATGGTACATAAAACGATTCATTTATTACGTTTACCTCTACTCCTGGTGATGTTAAAGCCATTTACGTGTCTCCTTGCAAGTTTTACGTCTAACTGAAAGTATTTATTCAATCATATGAATTTTACGACAAAAGTTACCAATTTTTGGTACCTATATAGGCGACGTAAATAGCATATATGAGCAAAAACCTTAGACCTTTGTGTACAGAATGTAAGGCAAAACCACGAGCATATGCTTATAGAAAAGGCAACAAAATTTACTGGCGTAGACTGTGTGATACTTGTATACGTAAAAAGCACAAATTAAAAGTGGGCGGAGTTACAGCATTAGAACGTTCAGGCTACAAAAAAAGACCTAAATGTGAATTATGTGGATTCAAAGCACAAAATTCAATACAACTAGATGTGCTGTTTGTTGACGGAAATTTAAGAAATACTGTACATACTAACTTGAAAACTGTATGTGCAAATTGTCAAAGATTAAGCAGTGTGCGTAGACTTGGCTGGCGTGTTGGAGATCTTATTGCTGACGATTAAGTCAACCTTAGCAAATAATTCTTCTTTAGTTCCATTATTATCAATAACATAATCAAAAGTGCTATCTAACCAGTCCCATTCTGACTGATGAGCACCACGTTTTTTCATATCTTCTTGTGTAGGTAATCCGCCTCTTGTTACACATATAATTTTGCCACCGTGTTCTTTTATTGTTTTAATTTCGTTAATAAAACGTGTGTCTGAGATAACAGTATTTTCACCTTTATATCTGCCTAAACAACTGTCTACCCAAATGCCGTCATACATTTGACCACGCATAACTTCCGTACCAAAGTATTGTAATACCCACCTAGGTGTTACTGGCTTGCCAAATCTTTCACTCCAAAATTCATCAGGTTGTTCACGCCATTTTCTACTGGCTTCTCCGTTGCCTTCGAGCAACTTTCTATCCCAATTAAACATTGATGCTACTGCATCTTTTAAACTTTTAGCAAAACTATCTCTAATATATCCGTGCTTTTCTACCAGTCTATTTGCAACTGTATCTTTTCCAGAACCCATTAGTCCTACAATTCCTATAAGCATTTATTGATTATACTATTTTTTTAGTCTTTTTTCAATCTCTAATTTTGCTTCTTTTACCGCACCTAAGATTGTTTTTCTTATGCTTAACTTTTTATTTTTTAATGCACTAATAGACATATTTTCTAAATCAGTAACAATAAGTTCTAAATCATCTAAACTACAATCTGAATATTTTTTATATCTTGACTCTTCCATTACTGCTATTTAAAATGATGTGATTATGAATTATCCGATAACAAAACTATGAGGACTTCCGCCTTCAGCAAAGTTACCAATTTCAAGGTCTAATCTTTCCATTTCAGCAAGGCCTTGCTGTTTAAGTTCAGCACCGTTTAAAGTTGTACCACCTTGTGGTCCAGCAATAGTATTAAATTTGCCTCTTGCTTCACCTAGCATAGTTTTTGATACTGCTAGTGTGTAATCTCTAATCCATGGTTTTGAATAGATATCTTTGAATAGTGTTATGTCAGGTCTAAAGTTGTCAGTGTGCATTAGCACAGTTTCGTTATCTGCTCTAGGTCTTTGTGTAATTGTTAATTTTTTAGTTGCAACGTCAAAATGGAACTGAATAAATGAACCAAACAATTTACCTACTAATTCTTGATAACTTGCAAAAGCAAAGTAAGTGGCAAGACCACCTGTTGCACCCGCTCTTAACAAGTATGTGTTTGTATATGCTAAATTGAATGGTTCAAATAATGTACCACCTTCGCCACCTTCAGTTCTGGAACCTACAGTTCTTCTAAATAATTTTCTAACATTTATTACTTCATCTGGTAAAATATATGTGTTTTGATTTTCTTTTAATTCTAAGAACGCATAAGACTCTTCAACAGCATTTGACGATCTTTGTCTATATCTGTTGATTGCTCTTTCTAGGGCCGTTTGATAGTGTTTTGGGTCTAATTCCACATCTATCATGCCCTCACCTAGATTATTTTTTACATAATCAAATATTTCTTGTTGACCTGTTTGAAGTTCTGACATACACATATTTATAGGTTTGATGTATGCAATAAATATGTATGATATGCCAAGATTATCCATTTTTAAGCCAGAAAAAGGCAACGACTATAAGTTCTTTGATCGCAATATTAGAGAGATGTTTACTGTGGGTGGAACAGACCTACATTTCCACAAATATTTAGGACCTTACGATCAGAGTGATACAAACAAAGATGGAGCGGCATCTCCCACACAACCACAATATTCTGGTGATAGTTTGAACGAAAGAACTATACAAGATTTACTATTTTTAGAAAATAGAGATAGAAAGTACGATGCAGATATCTATACAATTCGTGGAATTTATAATGTTCAAGATATAGATTTTAATTTAAGTCAATTTGGAATGTTTTTACAAAATGATACACTGTTTTTAACAGTGCATCTAAATGATTCCGTTGAAAGATTAGGAAGAAAACCTATGTCTGGAGATGTTATAGAATTTCCACACATGAAAGAAGATTATTCGTTAGACGAATCAATACCAATTGCTTTAAAAAGATATTATGTTGTAGAAGATGTTAACAGAGCGGCTGAAGGATTTTCGCAAACTTGGTGGCCACACCTATTAAGATTAAAATTAAAATCATTAGTAGACTCTCAAGAATACAGAGATATACTTGGTGATGCTACAACATCTGGTAGTTTGGCAAGTTATATGTCAACTTATAACAGAGAAAAAACAATATCAGATCAAGTGTTAGCACAGGCAGAAGAAGATTCACCTAAAGCAGGATTTAATTACAAACAATATTATGTTGCACCAATTGATGAAAGAGGAAACATCAGAACAGACAATGTCAATTCAACAGATAGAATAAACTCTGATAAACCTATCAATGCAACAATAGATACACCAGCGGCATCACACTATGGTTTCTATCTAGATGGCGATGGTGTTGCACCAAACGGTCATCCTGCAGGCTTTGGAATATCATTTCCTAATTCAAATATCAATAAAGGTGATTATTTTTTAAGAACAGATTACTTACCAAATAGATTGTTTAGATATGATGGAGCCAGATGGGTTAAAGTTGAAGATTCTGTGAGAATAACTACATCAAATACTGATAGCAGAACTACACAAAAAACTGGTTTTGTTAATACATCAGGAACAACAACAATTAATGGTTTAACTGTAGATCAAAGACAATCATTAGAAAATGCATTAAAACCAAAGGCTGACAATTAATGTTACATTTTTACTCAGGACAAGTTCGTAGATTCTTAACTCAATTTATGAGAATACTAAACAATTTTAGTGTTGAAACAGGTAGAGGAAAAGATGATCAAATTGCATTACGTCCAGTGCCTGTTGTGTATGGTGACGCTACTAGACAAGTTGCAAACATTATAAGAAACAACAGCGAAAATGCATTGAATTATGCACCAAAAATTGCTTGTTATATTCGAGAATTAAACTATGATAGAGAAAGAATGCAAAATCCTTATCACGTTGAAAAACAACATTTAAGAGAAAGAGATGTATTAGACGACGGAACATATAGTAATAAACTTGGTGCAGGTTATACAGTTGAAAAAGTTATGCCTTCACCTTTTAGATTAGAAGTTACAGCAGACATTTATAGTTCAAATACAGATCAAAAATTACAAATTTTAGAACAAATTTTATATCTATTCAATCCAGATTTTGAGATACAAAAATCTGACAACTATATTGATTGGACAAGTTTAAGTTATGTTGAATTAACAGGAATTACTTTTAGTTCAAGATCAATACCCGTGGGTGCAGATACAGAAATAGATGTAGCAACTATGACTTTTAGTATGCCAATATGGTTATCACCACCTGTAAAAGTTAAAAAGTTAGGTGTTGTACAAAAAATTATAATGAGCATATATGATGACGATGGCGGAATTAACAGTGGATTAATAAGTGGACCATTAATATCGCAAAGTTTTGTTACGCCAAATAATTTTGGTTTATTAGTAACAGGAAATCAATTAAGATTATTAGGTACAACAGGTACAACTGTGTCAAGCACAGATCCTGGAATAGGTACAGGCGGTGCAGGATATCATACAGGTGCTAATGAACCATCGAGTTACGATCCTTTTGAAACATTTGGTCCTCCTGTAAATTGGAAAGTACTATTAGATCAATACGGTAAAGTAAGAAACGGTACAAGTCAAATTAGATTAAAACAACCAACTGGAAATGAAATAGTAGGTACTATTGCAACAAGTAGTTTAGATGATACAATACTTTTGTATACAGTTGATGATGATACTATCCCTGATAATACACTTACAGCAGTTAAAAAAATTATAAATCCTCTTACATTTGCACCTGAAAATCCAGGAGATGGAGATAGATATCTAATTATTGACACACTTGGTGATTCTACAGCAACCGTACAAAGTTCAACTTGGGGAAGTTTAGTTGCAAGTGTTGGTGATATTATTCAATACAGCATGGCAGAATCAAAATGGATTAAATTATTTGATGCAAGTCATCCAGATTCTACATTACACTATGTTACCAATTCTCATACAGGAATTCAGTATAGATTCACAGGCACTGAATGGGTCAAATCATATGAAGGAATATATCGTGCTGGTAATTGGACTATAGTATTAGATGGCGGTTATGAAAGAGATGGCGATGCCGCGGGTCAAGACGCAACTACTCCTTGATAAAATTACAATAAATTGTTATAATAAGTCATGAAAGAAAATATAATTTGTTCAGGTGCATTGTTCTATGCTACAAGTACAAAACGTTTTTTGTTTTTACAAAGAACTGATTTAAAAACACAAGGTACTTGGGGTTTAGTTGGAGGACAAGCAAGATATACAGAATCAGCATTTGAAGGATTAAAAAGAGAAATTGAAGAAGAAGTTGGTAGTACACCAAATTTTAAAAAAGTTATTCCTTTAGAATTGTTTACAAGTAATGATCAAAAGTTTTTCTTTCACACATATCTTATAGCAGTAGACGGCGAATTCCTACCTAAATTAAACAAAGAACATTCAGGATATTGTTGGTGTGCTTTTGAATGTTGGCCAAAAAATTTACACGGTGGTTTAAGAAATACTTTGAATAATAAAGCGATCAAAGGAAAATTACAAACTATTTTAGATTTGATTGTATAAACAAAAAGGGCGAACCTAAGTCCGCCCTTAATCTATTAAAAAGTATTAATATTTATTAGTTGTTAGTTCTCACTGCACAGTTTACCAATTTGATACCTGCGTCTGTTGAACTTTCTAATGCTCTACCAATAACGTTGAATGGCGAAATTGATTCACCTGTTGCTACTGCTCTAGCACAACCTTTAATTGATGATGTTACAAGTCTTTGACCTTTAGTCACTTCACCTGTTACTCTAACTGGAGTTCTTCCTGTCATTGCAACAAATGGATGTGAGTCGCTGTTACCTGCGCCTGCGTTCATAGCATATGCTGGTTTAGTAGAAACTACACCAAAAACATTGTCAGACATATCTGACGTTGTTTCTGTAATTTCTGCTTCTCCACCAACTTCTACTACTGCACCTTCTGCCATAGGAGCGTCTGCTTCAAAACGCTCCGCCACGTCCGCGTATTGCGCCGAAGTGGATATCGCGTGTACAACGTTTGCTCTTATATCAACTAATTGTGTTTCAGTTGATGTTGGTTCTGATTTGTTATCTGCACCTGTTGATGCTCTCAATGCCGTAAAGGCACCGCCTGCATTTCCGTGAATAGTTGTTCCGTCATCTGCAAACGATTCATCCCAAACCCAAAATAAGTCTTGTTCTGTTGCTGATGAAGTTTCACCTCTGTTTACTTTCAAACCTGAATATGTTGGCATACCAGAGTTTGCAGAAACGTTTCTGTTACACTCGATGATATTATCTTCAATTGAAAGTGTTGATGTGTTAACTGTTGTTGAAGTTCCGTCAACTGTGAAGTTACCGTGTACTCTAACACCTGCATCAGTAATTGTCATTTCAGTATTTCCGTCAACTGTGACAGTAATAGTTCCATCTCCTGAGTCTGCTACTGTTACGTTTGAATTGTTTTGTGAAATCGATGTTGATGATATACCCGATATTTCACTGTCAACGTATGCTTTGATTGACTGCTGTGTGCAAAGTTTTGTGGCACTGTTTGAAGACATATTGTCTTCATCTTTAATACCTGTTACTGTTGCACCGTCACCTGCAATTACAAGTGATGTTCCAGCCGATAAAGCACCAGTAATATCTACTGCTTCTGCAATAGTTACTTTGGTTGAATCAGATGAATCTAGTGTTGTACCATTTACTCTTAAAGCACTTAACAATACATCACCTGTACCGCTTGGTTGAATTGAAATAGCGGCGTTGGATCCATTAGATGTAATTGCATTCGTAGTAATTGCACCTATTGTTGCTGTACCAGTTATTGTTGGTCCTGAAATTGTTGGCGTTGTTATTATTTTATTTGTTAACGTTAATGATGCTGTTGCTTGATCATCAACGTATTTTTTATTAGCGGCATCACCGTCGGAACTTGGTGCTCCTGTGGCCATACCTGTAATGGTATTAGCATTCGCTGATATTGTAATATCACCTACTTCTAATCCATTATTAACTCTAAAGTTACGTGTTGTCATGGTTCTATATCTCCCGCATGAATTGTTATTTTAGTGTTGTATTTATCCGGCTAATGCAGATATTCTGTATCCAGAGACTGTTGTACTGCCACCTGATGTACTAGAAGCAAAAAGTTCAAGACTATTTTCTGTAGCAGTATCAAATGCCGCTGTAAATTCTAATTGTGTAGTGCCTTTTGTTGACACAAAAGGACCGTTAGCCACTGCCGGAACTCCCGGTGTAGCCGCTGTATATACTTCTTGAATACTGTATGCACTTTCTGTTGAGTTTGCACCAACAATGAAATATACAGCACCATTGCCGTCGTCTAAATCCATTAGATCAACTGCTGTAGCAGTAGAACTTACTGTTACTGATGCAAATGCTTTTTGATTTGCGTTGCTTTCTGCTGTCATGTTGTCTTTGAGTAATATTTTGTGTATTGTTAAATTTAAGTTTGTTTCTAAACCGGCCGCACTTACAACAACGTTACTTCCAGATATTGCCGCAGTTAATGTAATTAATGGATCTCCACCTGAAGAGTTATGTCCATATGATTTGATATATGCATCTGAACCATCATGAACAACTAATGCTTCAACAACATCCATTTCAGTTTTGCTATCATTGTCAACACTGATAAAATATTTTGCACCTCTGTACGTTCCATGAGCAAAAGTATCAATAGATTCTGATGCAGAATCTACGTCTGTGTTACTTGTTGTTACAGTGTTTCCTCTAGTAGCGTCTGTTGTGCTTGATGACATAGCAATTTTATAAAAACTTGCTTTACAGTCAGCAGAAGTTCCAGTTGCTCTTATTCTGAATTGACCGTTACTAACATCAGTTGCCAATGTTGGAACTGTGCTACCACCAGCGGATTCTATTCCCCTACGGTTACCTAAGAAAGAAGCAGTATCATTATTTGTTATTGCTAAACATTCTGCACTAATCACTTCATTTACAAGATCATTGTGTACCAAGAAGTAGAAAGCACTGTCTATAAAAGTTGCATTGATGCTGTCTATTGTTCTTGCCGCTGTGCCTAACGATTTATTATTTCTAACTGTGGCTAATGTGTCATCTGATATAGTGGTTGCCACTGTGTCAAAAGATAATGTTCCTGCTCCGTCTGTTACAAGTGCTTGTCCACTTGAACCATCTGAAGTTGGAAGGTTAAATGTTGTTCCACCAGATGTAAGTATTAGTTTAGAACCATCTGATTCAATTTTTTCATTTGCGTCTGTAAAATGTAAGCCAACGTTTGTTGGAATTATAACATCAGCAACTGCTGTAAGTTTAATATTGTTACCTGAGATAGTTAAATCTGTTCCATCACCTTCAATCTTTTCAGCATCGTTACCAAATGTCATTCCAACGTTTGCTGGAACGTTAATGTCTGTTGTTGCTGTTAAATTTAAATCATTAGATGACGCTATTGTTAAATCTGTTCCATCGCCCTCAATTTTTTCTCCGTCATCGCCAAAAGTTAATCCAATGTCTGCCGGTAAGTTAACATCTGCACCTGCAGTTAAATTAATATCACCTGTACCATGTGTATCAAATGTGATTGCCATGTTAGATGAGTCAGTAGTAATTGTTCCTGTCTCTCCAGCGATTGATAAATTGTTTATTACAACTTTTCCTGTGCCTTGTGGATCAATGTTTATATTTGCATTTGAACCATTTGATACAATGTCATTTGTTGTAACAGAAGTTGCTGTTAGTGTTCCTGTTACTGTTGGTGTTGAAATTGTTGGACTTGTTATTACTTTATTTGTTAATGTCTGTGAACCTGTTAATGTTGCAACTGTTGAATCAATTGATACTGTTAATGTGTTACTTGATCCAACAGTGTCAATACCTGTACCACCTGCTATATCTAAAGTTTCTGAATCTAAATCAATTGAAAGAGCACCGCCCGAATCACCTTGAAAATCTAAATCTTGCGCCGTAACCTGTGCATCAACATATGCTTTGATTGATTGCTGTGTTGCTAATTTTGTGGCACTGTTTGAATCCATGCCATCTTCATCTTTGATTCCTGTGACTGTCGCACCATCACTAGCAATATTAATAGATGTTGATGCCACTAGTGCACCTGTAACTGTTACTGATTGGTCAGCATTGAAAGTTGCCGCTGTCGAGCCACCTGTTGCCATTGTGATGACATCTGAACCACTAAAAGTTATTGACGTGTTT